ATAAACAAGTCAGCAATCTTGGAATCTTCTCATTGACAAATGCATATATAGACTGATAGAATTGACATTGAAGGTTTATTCAACTTATGGCAAAAGGATTCACTGTAAAAGCAAAAAATCCTATTCCAGCAAAGGCTGAAGAATGGGACTATGAAAAAATTAAAGAACAGTTCAGAGGTAAAAGTTTAGTATTCTGTCTTCCTGGTCGAGGATGCTCTTTTACTTTTCTGAAGAACTTTGTACAACTCTGCTTTGATCTTGTGCAAAATGGTGTGAGTATTCAAATCTCACAAGACTATTCGTCAATGGTTAACTTTGCCCGATGCAAGTGCCTTGGTGCGAATGTTCTTCGTGGCCCAAAGCAAGTACCCTGGGATGGTAAACTCGCCTACGACTATCAACTTTGGATTGACTCGGATATTGTCTTCAACACAGAAAAGTTCTGGCAACTTGCTGCGTTGGCTCTCGGAGATCCGGAGAATGATGTGCCAGAAAAAGAAATCGCTGCTGGTTGGTACATGACCGAAGATGGGCGCACAACCTCAGTGGCACATTGGTTAGAGGAAGATGACTTCCGTAGTAATGGTGGAGTCATGAATCACGAAACTGGTGACACCATGGCAAAGCGTCGCAAGCCCTTTACTGTAGACTACACTGGGTTTGGTTGGGTTCTGATTAAGAAAGGTGTCTTTGAGAATCTTGAGTATCCTTGGTTCGCTCCAAAGATGCAGGTATTTGAATCAGGTGCCGTTCAGGATATGTGTGGAGAGGATGTGTCCTTCTGTCTTGATGCAAAGGAAGAAGGTTTTGAAATCTGGTGCGATCCTCGTATTAGAGTCGGGCATGAAAAAACTCGCGTTATTTGATAACAATGACAGAAGTTAAAAAGTATAATGTAATCTACGGTGGTAGAGTTATACACAAAGACCAAACCTTTGAAGAATCAGCAAATATTCTTCAAGATTATGCTGAAAAATTTTTTCAAGGTGATCAAAGTTTTGACCCAAATTTATTAGAAATGGAGGAAATTTGAAATGGCAGCAAAAGGCGGATTAAACAAAACTTTATTTGAACCAGGCGCTCCGAAGAAAACTCGTCAGGGCCGCTCTTCTCGTACACTACTTTCGGCAACTTCTCGTAATGGAAGGAAAAAGAAATACCGTGGACAAGGTAAATAATTGAATAGAAATGTCAGAGTGCTTAAATAACATTAGGCACTCTTTTTTTATGTCCGAAAAAGAAAGGCATATTTTAGATTGGATACATGAAGTATCTAAGGTAAGACCAGAGTTAGGTGGATTTGCAGTGTGTCCATATGCATCAAAGGCAATTTTTAAGATTGTAGAGTGCTCTGCAAAAGAAATCGTGCCAATTGATGGATATCAAGTTATAATATACATTGTAGAAGATGAGTTTGATTTAGAAACTGTTCAATATTGGGTTGAACATTATAATTTAAAGCATAAAAATTGGAAATTTTTTGAAGATTGCAAGTCATATGATACATTCATCAATGGAATACAGACAAATAATCAAAAATATAACTTAATTTTAGCTCAACCAACACAAAAATTGAGGCATTTCAGAGAAAAATTGGCAAAAACCTCTTACTACGATCTCTGGGATGAAAAATATCTGAAGGAAATACTTGAGGATGATGTTGATATCATCAAAACACGGGATAGCAACCCCGTAAAAAGTTCTGATTTACAAAAATCAGGAGAAAATCCATGGAATCCGACAGGAACACAGAATATATGATGAAAATGTGGGGCACAGATCGCTTAGTGACCGATTATGGGTCAATTGAGACTATTGATATTAAAGAAGAGAAGAAAAAATTTCTTCAAGAGATCATGAATTCGCATGAAAAACCACATGATTTTAAACAACAAGAAGAAATTCATCAAAAAATTCGAAATGATGAAGATTATGATGATTGGTCTTATGGAACTGAACCAACTTACGGAAAAAAGTGGTAAAAATGCTTAATAAATAATTTGTAAAACAATAATAAACCGTTTTTATTGTGCCAGTACCAGCATCTAAATTTATAGATCTTTCTTTATCGTTGGTAAACAATCCGACAACAAAAGATATTGGGACAGTAAAGGATCTTGATGCTATTAAAACCTCTCTTCGTAATATTTTACTTACTCGTTTGGGTGAAAGGCCATTTGAACCGAGATTTGGTAGTAGAGTTTATGATTCTTTATTTGAGCAAGTTGATTTTATTACACTAGATGCTCTCGCATCTAGTGTAATTGAAGCTATTACATTATGGGAACCTAGAGTCCAATTAACAAAAGTTGATCCAGTAGCTAGACCTGATGAAAATGAAGTTGAAGTCGTTATACAGTTTAATGTTATAGGCGCAATTGATGCTGGACCTCAAACATTTAATCAAGTATTTGTTATTGCAAGAACTCCGTAAAATACACAATAAACATGGCTCTAACACAGTTTACAAGTTTAGATTTTGACGATATTAAACAATCTATTAAGGATTATTTGCGAGCAAATAGTACTTTTACGGATTATGATTTTGAAGGATCTAATCTATCAATGCTCATTAATGCATTGGCATACAATACATATTTGACAGCATACAACTCAAATATGGTTGCCAATGAAAGTTTTCTCGATAGTGCAACTTTAAGAGAAAATGTAGTAGCACTCGCAAGAAATATTGGTTATGTTCCTCGTTCTAGAAGAGCATCAAGGGCAACAATTAATTTTACTGTGACTTTAGATTCTTCTTTAGTTTATAAAAGTGTGACACTTAAAGCTGGATTAGTTTGTATTGGTGCTTCTGGGGAAAGAAATTATAAGTTTGTGGTTCCCGAAAATATTACAGTTCCAGTTATTGAAAATGTTGCAACATTTTCAAATATTGTTGTATATGAAGGGAATTATGTAACTAAGTCGTGGACAGTTAATTCGGCAGAATATAATCAAAGATTTATTTTAGAAAATCCATTTGTAGATACATCTACTTTAAGAGTTAAGATTATTGATTCTGCAGAATCGAATAGGGAAGAAACTTATTCTTTAGTAGATAATATTGTTGGAGTTGATTCAAACTCTAGGGTGTATTTGATTCAGGAAATAGAAGATGAGAGATATCAGTTATTGTTTGGTGATGGGATAATTGGAAAGAAGGTAGAAAATAATAATGTGATTAATGCCTCTTATATTGTTACTTCTGGCGAAGCTGGAAATGGTGCATCAAATTTTCTTTTTAGTGGAATTCTTTTTGGCGATAGTTCAGAAACAAATGCAATTACAACTACAGTATCTGCGATAACTACTACATTAGCATCAAATGGTGGTGCTGAAATAGAGTCTGTTTCCTCTATCAAATATTATGCGCCAAGACTATACCAGTCTCAATATAGAGCAGTATCTGCAAAAGATTTTGAAACAGTAATTCCATACATTTATGACAATGCCGAATCTGTTTCTGCATATGGTGGAGAAGAATTAAATCCTCCACAATATGGAAAAGTGTTCATTGCAGTAAAACCAAAAAATTCAAATTATCTTTCATCATTTGATAAAAGAGAAATATTGAGCAAATTAAAAAGTTATACAGTAGCTGGAATAATTGCCGAATTTGTTGATTTGAAATATCTTTTTGTGGAAACGAGATCTTCCATCTATTATTCTTCAAACTTTATTGGAAATATAGATTCATTAAAGACAAGAATTATAGATGCAGTAACTCTCTATTCCAAATCTATCGATATCAATAAATTTGGAGGAAGATTTAAGTATAGTAACCTCACTACTTTAATTGACCAAACCGATTCCTCTATTGTTTCAAACATAACCACAGTGAAAATGGTTAGAAATCTTAGAGTAAATAAGAATGTATATACACAATACGAACTTTGTTATGGTAATCAATTCAATATGAATTTTAAAGGGTATAATATCAAATCAACAGGGTTTACAATATCTGGCATTTCAGGGACATTATATTTTACTGATATACCAGAAACCACAAGAAAGGGTAGGTTAGTTATTTTTAAAGTTCTTGATAATAACAACATTCTTATTGTAAAAAGAAATGCCGGCACTGTTGATTATGTTCGTGGGGAAATTAATATAGATACTATAGCAGTTTCATCAACTGAAAGGCCTGAAGATATTATTGAGGTTGAAGTTTCTCCCGATTCCAATGATGTAGTTGGGAAAAATGATTTATTTGTTCAATACAAACCAGATAAAAGTGTTTTCAATATGGTTTTAGATACTATTGCAAGTGGTTCGACATCAGCAACGAATTACATTTCAACTTCATCTTATCCAAACTCCAATCAATATATTAGAATAGTATGACGGATAATAAGTCAAGAATTTACCAGACAATTAAATCAATTCTTCCGGAACACATTTCGGAAAATTATAGCAACTTTGTTGGTTTTTTAAAGCAATACTACATATCCCAAGAATTCCAGGGTGGAGTTGTAGATATTTCTCGCACAATTGATTCATATAAAAGACCCGATATCTATACAAATGAAGTTATTGATGGTAAAACTACTTTAACCGCAGATATAACTACACAAACTAAAGAAATTGCAGTTGAATCTACTTTTGGTTGGCCAGAAGAATATGGATTAATAAAAATTGATAACGAAATCATTTATTATTCTGGTATTACAACGAACACATTTACTGGATGTGTTAGAGGATTTAGTGGCATTGATGCGCTTAAATCTACTGGCAATAGTGAAAAAGTTAATTTTAAGACCACAACTGCAACTGATCATAAAAATGGTTCTACGGTAACAAATTTAAATGCATTAATTGCGCAAGAGTTATTTAAAAAATATAAGTATCTTTTTGCTCCAGGAATAGGAGATAGAACCATTGCTGATGGTGTAGATAAAAATAATTTACTAAAACAAATTAGAAACTTTTATCAATCAAAGGGAACAAACGAATCCGTAAAGATTCTATTCAGAATTCTTTTTAGTCAAGAAGCAGATGTTATTAAGCCACAGGAGTATCTTTTTTCTTCATCAGATTCTGAATATGACATTGTTGAAAGATTGGTGTGTCGTTGTTTAAGTGGCGATCCAACAAAAATAAAAGGAGGAGTTTTAATACAGGAAGAAGAAAGCACAAATGTTGATATTAAGTATGCATCTGGTTCTATTACTGATGTAGAATCTCTATCATATAATGTAAATCTTTCTGGAAAGGATATTATTAAAGCTGGAAAAGATGAAACGAATGTTCCATACTATTTGATAAGTTTATCGTCTGGTTATAATAGAGATATTAATACAAATGGTACTATTGAAGGTAATTTCACTATCACACCAAAAACTTTGACAACACAATCATACTCTAGAGGAGATGTTAGAACTATAAGTGTTGATTCTACAATATCATTTCCAGAGTCTGGATTCTTTTTTATTGAAGACGGGGTACAATCGATAAGAGTTGGATATAGAACAAAAAACATAAATCAATTTTTAGAGTGCTATTCTCCTGAACCTGGTAGAGAAATTTTACCATCAAACTTTACCGATGGTAGCATTGTTAGAGGTATTCATTCTGTTTTTTCTTATGAAAATAATGATACCTCTAAAAAAGTTGAATTTGTAATAACTGGCGTTTTGGGAAATTATGAATCCGGTGGAATTACAAAGTTAATCGGAGCAGTAAAATCTTCTGGTTTAAATGTAACTGGATTTGTTAATGGTAGTGGTTATGTTATTGGTTCAAATAGTATTTTTGGAACTGGCGTTATTAGTGGAACAAATACATCTTTAGATGGAACTAAAGTAAACGGAAAAATTATCGGTACAATAGAAGACAGAAAAATTAAAGGTCTTATATCAAATACTGGAATTGGTATTTTGGATGGTGCAGAATTCGTTGGTGAATTTTTGGAATCTTCATCAGTTCCAATTAATTTAGCAGATAATGATCCTATTAGAATAAAATCAATAGGAAAAATAGAAGATCCAAAAAATTATCATTTTTCTTCATGGGTATACAATGTATCTAATAGAAGTAGAGTTAAAACTATAGATGCCGCGAATCAAAATTCAGTCAAATTGACATCATTTGATGATCATCAAATGATTTTGGAAGATAAGGCTGAATTAATTGATGTTTTAACAAACAAAGTATATGCTGAAGGTACTGTCACATTTATAAACAATGAAAAAACAATTACATTTGATATGCCTTCCGATGGTATAGACAATTCAAAAGAATGGGATATTAGAAGAAAAATATTATTTGGATCTACAAATAATAGAGATCACATATTTTCTGATTTGGATACATTAATATCTAATGTTCAAAATACATATTCAGATAATAATAATTTTGTTTATGTTTCTTCAGAGTCTATACCTTCTTATCAAATAACAACGGGAAAAAATATAAGAGAATTTGTACCTAACAATGTTAATGATTCTAGAATTGAAATACCAGATCATGGATTCTTTAGTGGGGACTTTGTTTTTTATACTCCCAAAGATAGAACAGAACCATTAGTTATAGGTTTTGGAGAGTTTGATGTTACATATCCACCACTTGCTGGAATAAACACGGGATTTTATTATGTCATAAGATATGATAGCAATACATTGGGATTATCATTAACAAGAAATGGCGTAAGATCAAATTCTTTTGTAAATATAACTGGTAATAGAAGTGCAACTGATTTTCATCAATTAATTCCCGGCAATTTGGCAGGAAAGTCCATTAAAGGTCAAAAATTATTTAAAGCATTTCCGTTAAAAAAAGAGTTTTCTCTAGATCCCAAAATTACGGAACATGGTGCTTTGGGAATGTTTGTTAATGGTGTTGAGATATTAAATTACAAATCGCCGCAAAGAATTCACTATGGGAAAATTGATAA